TAAAACTTAATCTATAATTTTCACTATCACTATCGTAATTATTGTTGTTACTATAATGTCTATAATCATTATTTCTATCTTCTTTCTCTACTCTAGTTTCAAAATCCCCACATCTTGCACCATACTCGTTAAGATATTCGTTTCTACTATGTGCAGGTCCACCAAACAAAGCTAGTAGTGTTATCATTATAATTAGTATTGCAGTAAATCTGTAATCCATCCTGAGAATCTCCATACATTACCTATTTAAATCTTTTATATCGTAGCTATGTTCTCGTACCTGGTCGGCGAGCTGTCGATAAAGATTCTCTGCCATCTGCCACGTAGATTCTGCAGAAGTTAGTCTTGTGTTTTGATCTGTAATTTTTTCTTGTGCAACTTTTAAATCTCTTTGAAGATTTACTATTTGAGTTTGATTGTCGTTGATTGTGTCTGTTAGATTAACAATATATCTAACACCAGTGAACGTTCCAACTAATACAGAAGCTATTACGGGTACTAATATAAAATTCTTTTTGAATAGTTCTGCAATGTTCATAGTTTAAATTCCTCATTTTTTTTCCTCGATTTCATAAAAGAAATTGTCGGTGTCTTCAGTCTTCCATGCTCCGGTATCCTCTACATTCCAGTTACTAGTTTGTACTTTCCAGTCAGGAATGTTGTCCTTCACAGTAAATGAAGGTAGGTCCCATATACATCTGTTGTTTGGCTGTGCCGCATAGTTGCCGTTGTCTAACGCAATTATGTGAGCGCACTTATGTTCGTGCGGAATCTCTGAATGATCAGAATTTAGTATATTAGCATCTGGATGGCCCCAGTCAACGGTAAATAAATACTTACCATGATACCATTTCTTGTCTTTACCAATGTATTTGCCGGATGCGGCTGTTAAAATATCCCAACTAGTAACAGCAGGGTAATAAGAAAAACTATTCCACAGTTCCAGTTCATCAAGTCTTTGGGATGGAACAGACTTGGGGTCATAACCACGTTGAACAAAAGCCGATATGGGGACACGATAAAAGATAGCACCGTTTTCCATGATGGCATGGAAGAGAATAGCCCTGCCGGTAAGAGATGTGATGCCGAAGATAATACAGTCTTCAACTTCGCCATGATGTTTTTTAAAGTCATATAAATACTCCTTTTTTATTTGCGCGTATTGTATAGGAATATTTGCGTTTAAGTAAGCCATAATTTTATTTTATTTGGCCCCAATTAGGACCTGATTCGTAATCTACTTTGTTAGGTACTTCTAAATCAACAGCAGATTCCATAATCTGTTTTATTTTTTCTGCATGCGCAGGGTCTTCAACAGATATATCAAGTTCATCATGTACTTGTATATGGGGTATAATGCCTTCTTTGTATAATTCTATCATAGCTTTCTTTGTCATGTCAGCTGCTGATCCTTGTATTAATTTATTTAATGCTTTGTATGTAAATGCTCGCTTGATCCCTGGTCCGTGTTCCAAGAGCGCTGCATCATGTGGCAATGCTTTATGAATACCAAACTGATTAGGCTCCCATAAATGAAACCTACATAGTCTTCCAAGTAGTGTACGTATTCGACCTGAGTCTTGCGCACGACTCATAACATTATCCATCAACTGTTTAACAAATGGTACTCGGTTATGATACTGTTTAAACAAAGCATCAGACTTATCTTTACTGATACCAAGTTCTGCTTGTAATTTATTCTTACCCATACCATAGAACAGACCAAGGTTTATAGTCTTGGCCTGTGATCTAGGTATCTCTGCCATATCAGCAACGATCGTATGAAAATCCGCATCTCCCTCATGATACGCGTCCAATACATCGCCCACTCCATAGAGATTCTGTAAAGCTGCATAATGCACCACCAGCCTAGGCTCTTGTTGAGAATAGTCAAAACAACCCCATGTATGGCCCTCCTCGGGCACAAATAAAGCCCTAATCCGTGGTCCAAGGTCTTTGTTTCTAGCTGGTATTTGCTGTAAATTTGGGTTTGAGTATGAAAATCTACCGGTCACAGTTCCGCCATTATCTGAACGCAACTGGTTGATGTCTGCATGAATTCTACCTTTATGTGAATGTTTTAATATGGTATCAATGAACGTAGTATGAGCTTTATTAATCTCTCTAGCCTGAGCAATTTTATTTACCAATGGATGCGGATGATTCTGCAAAAAGTTTTTAGTAAAGGATGGTGCTTGTGATTTCTCAGTTCTATCGTAGTCTAGTTTCAGTTTATCGAACACTTGTGCAATCGATCTTGCAGCCCATATTTGAGTGTCTATTCCTGTTTCTTTTTTTACTGTTTGGATTAACTTGGCTTCTTGTTGCGATAACTCTTGCTTCATTGTATGAGCTTTTTGAACGTCCACTTTCACCCCAAGAAATTTCATGGCCACTAGACAAGGAAAAAGTTCCGTCTCGAGATCAAAAATAGATTGTATATCTTGGTGAAGTATTTCTTTTTTAAGTTCTTGCCACAACTCTAAAGTTATTTCTGCATCTTTTTCTGCGTATGCACCTACATAAATGGCAGGTAGTTTATACATTTCTGCTTTGGCGTCAACACCCCAATCTTTAGCCGCAGCATATAAATCGCTTTCACTTTTTGTCTTGCCGGTGTATCTTTTAGCACAGTTGTTTAAGTCATAGCGCATTTGATTTTCATCAACAAGGGCCGATGCAATCATCGTGTCCACAATTTTACCGCTGACACTTAGACTGAGCGCTTTAATCCAACACACGTCATACATGGCGTTGTGAAATATTTTATCTGCGGGTGTACTTAGTACACCTTGAAACCATTTTAAAACTTTAGCTCGACTCATATTACCACCGCCTTCGTGAGCAATCGGATAGTAACCGGACCAACCTGCTACAGCTACAGCTATCCCTACAACATCTCCTTTACCAACTACAGATCCTGACCCCATCTTCATTAGGTCTGGGTCTTTAGTTTCTAAGTCAATTGCAATTTCATCGTACTTAGATAAGTCTGGAAAATTTTCTGGTGGTAGCCACTCTGTCTGTGGTTTAAATAGAGGTATCTGCATCGTAATCCCTTTCGATAATCATTTCTATAAAGTGAATTGCTTTTAATAAATCTTCTTTCTTTCCTTTGTGGGGATGTCTACAAATATATTTTATTGCACATCCTTCTGGAAATAACATTTTATTTTCTATTACAAATTTACTAGGCTGAATCTTAAATCCTTGATAGTGAGATCCTGCAATTTGTTTGTCGTATGCACTCATAGTATATATCCCTTCTCATATTTTTTTGGTTCTACTAAATGTAAATTTTCTTTTGTTCGTGTTGCACCTACATAAAATAATCTGTTCTCATCATCTGGATTTCTTTCATAACTTCTCATAGTATTTTCTGTAAGATCAGTTAGCAATACAACATTTTCTGCTTCACCACCTTTGGCCGCATGTATAGTTGATAATTCTATTCTAGGTTTCTCGTTTAATTTTTCTCCATTCTTTCTCATCTTACGTAAATAGTTTACTCTAGTTTGACCCGCATTGTCAAATGCTTCATACCAAGTTGTTTTAATTTGAAGACCATAATCATTTACTAATTGATCTATGTTATAAAAAGATCCTTTAGTCATACCTTTTATTTTTTTCTTTTGCCAATGTCTGTCACCCATGTATTTAGATATGTTTTCTACTTGTTTATAAGATAGTGGTTGTCCTTTTAAACAACTTTCCCATGCAATTGCACACTCATGTAAATCTTGTTCATCATTTCTTTTGTATCTGTTTTTATAATACAAACCTTGTCTATACAGAGATTCTTCTATGTCATTTAACATGTGTCTAGTTCTACTAAGTATTAGCCATTCACCAGTAGACATATTAATACTATCTATATCAAAATGTCTTTGTAAAGTTCCTTGGTTTACTTTTGGTTGCCACGTCTTATCAATTCTATTTTTAATTTTATTTATAATACCCATTGCTAAACCATGTACTTTAGCTGGTATTCTATAAGACTGTGTTAGTGGTAGGTATTGTCCTTGTAAAGCTATAAAAGAATCTACATCTGCACCGGCCCATCTAAATATTGCTTGGTCATCGTCACCTGCAATAAAAGAATCTTTTGTTTTATTCCATATAGATCTTGCCATATCCCATTGCATTAATGATAAATCTTGTGCTTCATCAATAAATACTACATCAAACTTTGGTGACACATCTGATTTTGTAAAATCTAATATCATGTCATTAAAATCTATTAAGTTGTATTCTTTTTTGTAACGTCTTAGTTCGTTGTGTATAATTCTAAGTTGATCTCTCTCCAAGTCCTGTGTGTGTTCTGCTAAATCAAACTGTTGCTCTGGTGTAATGTTACGTAGTTGTGCCAGCTGTATAATTCTTAAATACTCACTGTCTGATGTAAAAATACCACCTTGGTCTTCTTGATAGTCAGCGTATGTTACAGGAAAACCTAACTTCTTACCTAGATCTTTGTAATGTCTGGGCTGCATAACATTATCTTTTTTTAATCCTAACTTTCTAAATGCTAGTGAATGTAGTGTTCTAAAATATGGTAGATCGTCTTCTGTTAAATTAAATTTTTTAATTGCTCTGTCTCTTGCTTCGTGTGCAGCTTTCTGTGTAAATGCAAAGTAACCTATCTTGTCAGGATCTGTTTGTTTAAGATAGTCATCAACTTTATTTAACAAAGTTGTAGTTTTTCCTGTACCTGGTGGTCCTAATACGATCGTTCTCATTTTTTTTTCCTATATGTTTTATTTTTATGACAGGTCACACACAACAACTGTAAATAAGAATTATGTAAATGATATTCTATCCAAGATTCTTTCATTCCAGGATTTATAAAATACCAAAT